CTCAAGTCGTTGATCAAACGCCAGCTAATATTAAAGCTGTAGGAGATATTATTACTAATCTCTTCTTTTATTTAGGAGTCTTTTACTTTATAAGACTTATTGTGACATTCTTTATTACTGAGTACACTCGTTTTAGAAACTTTGTGTATCCGGAATATGATCAATTTAGAAATTGGTCAACTGGTTTGATGAACCGATTTGTAAATTGGAGTCAACCTGAGTACGCAGATTTAAAGAGTAAATGGTTAATGATACAAATTGCAACAGTTATTGCAAGTATCATCCCAAATTGCTTTTCCATCCTTAGGAAACTATATGGAAAAAGAGAACAAATTCTCTTCCAACAAGGAGCTCGCCAAGATGCGAACCGTGCTGGAATGTTTATGACAGGTTTGCTTTCAATATGCATGCTTGTGATGGCCCCAATCATTGGTGCCAAAAGAATCGTGGCTTACATAAGACCAATTTTGGATGTCTTGAAACAAGTCCCATACGCTGCCTGGATGGTAGAATGGTTGATCGATTGGAGTAAAGGCAAGAAGGATTTTCGTGACATGCCGCAAGATGATGGTGCTTTTAAAGAAGACCATAAAGATGCCGTGGAAAACGAAACCTTCAAAGATCTACAAAAATTAAATGCTAAATTCAGGGAGAATGCTGAAGAAAAGAAGCAGAAGAAGGATGATTTGAGAGCTACGAAGCCGGTAAAATCAGATGAGATTGATTTGAGTGATGAAGGAAATGAAAGCGATTTAGATAGATTGCGAACCCTAATGAAATATCAATCCGACTGTAGATTTAAAATTCTATCAACAGATGATAGTCGAAAAGGATTCATAATATGGTATGGACCAAATTTCAAGACAAGGACAACTTGTACAGCTGATAACTTAATTTATGTATTTACAGAAATATATAAAAGGGACCCAGGTGGTTTGATATACTGCCCAATGGATGATATAGAAGATATGCAAGAGTATTACTTCTACACTTTTTCAGAACTTTTTGAAGATGAAATTGAGATTCGTGGAGCAGAAATTGATATGCCAGACGAACCAAAAGTTGAGAGTAAGAAGAATAATAACAACAATAACAACGATGAAAAAGAAATAATCCTTGAACAGCAAGGAATTAAAGAAACCGTTATATTTGTTAAAGCTGTCGTGGGAATGATGTTTTATAATAAAGTTGTAAAACATGCGAACAAAGTACCAGATCGAGGTGATGCTAAGGAAAATGATGAAAATCTTAAGAAATGTGCGCAAAAAGCAAATGAAGAAATGTTAGATGAATGCGCTAAGACAGGAGACCGCCAAGAAACCAGTGATGATTATGATGAAACCAAGATTAAAAGTGATGATGAATTTTATGATTCAATGCCAACTTGGGATGACGTTTATGAATGGTTCGGAAAGAAAGCCTTAGAAGCTGCTCGTTATATAGATAATAACAAAGAAAAAGTAGCTACAGGAGTGGTGGCTGCAGTCTTAATTAGTGCTGCAGTTTACTACAAATCAACCGCCGAAAACGATGGCGAAATTGAGGAAGCTGAACCTCAAGGAAAAGGAAAAACTAAAAGAAGCGTCCGTGGAACACGACGAGCTCATTATGTTAAGCCTAAACATGACCCTAGTGGGGGAGTAGAGAAAGAAGTCTACGAGGAACCTCATTATGAGGATGATCATGACATGTATGATCCTATCGAAGAGTATGGTGATGCCTACTATGATAGATTTGACCATGATGATGGTTATTCCACCTTTGAAAGTAGCAATCAATATGATGATTATGAAAGTGGAAGTAAGAAGAGATTTAAATCCTGGACTACAACAGATAGACAAGCAGTGAAACCAAAGACTTTTAAAGAGTCAGGTTTGAGTAGAAACCAATGGAGAAAGCAACAAAATTTAAAAGAATTTAAGAAACAATTTGCTAAACCACAGGAAGTAAAACAACCAGTGATGCCAGTGTTAAGAGATGATTCTGAAATTAAAAGAAAGATTTATCTCTCGAAGAAGAAAGTTTTTAGAGCAAAAACCAAAGACATTGAAGAATTTGTATCATTAGCTAGAAAGAAGTTTGAGACTGAATTAACAAAGATGAAAATTCAAGCCTGGAATCCTAGCACTAAATCTTCTGGTATTTTTAAAATCTATGACAATAAAGGTCGTTATAGATGTACTGGAACATTAGTTGGAGCACGTATGTATGTAGTGAATCATGTGATTGATGAAAGTCTCACTGAAATTTATACTGCACGTAATCATGTCCATAATATACAATTGGATCCTAAGACCTACACATTAATGAATGATGAAATTGGATCCTTTTATACAAGTGGAGTCCCTTCAGTTTTCAATAATAAGAACTTGAAAATCTTGGAAGATGCTACTATTGTAAGCATTTTAGGCTATGGCAATGGAGAACTTACCTCCCCTGATATTATTACAGGTTTTGCTAGTCCTAAAGGTTGGTGCAATGCAGCCACTAGATGTGGTGATTGTTCAGCACCTGCACTTGATGCAGACGGAAACATTGTTGGATTTTGGACTCATGGAAATGGAAAAACATTTGGAAGATTTGAGCCAATAACAGCAGAGTTTATTGAATTAGCAAAGATTCAATATACTACACACTCGGGACTGGATTTTCGGTCTCGCCCCCTCAACCCATCGATTTAATTGAGAGGCCGTTCTTTGAACGGTATCCTTCTCAATTTAAGGAGAAGGATGGGGCCTCAGTGTTTTCTGAAGCTATTTATCTGTCAGATTTGCATGAAGAATATTTGGACGAGAAGTATTTCCCATTAGTAATGCAAATACCGCGTTTTCCGCGGTATAAAAATAAAAGATCTGTTGATCCTCAAGTCAAGTTATATCTTGACGAAAATCATATCGAAGAATCACCTGCTTGGGGCTTACCGGTTCCAAATGAAGAAGCAGCTTACAAATCGTTGAGCAAATATGCCAAAGACATCAAACCGATGTCCGAAGACAAAGTAAGAGATATGAATAGAGCCTGGCAATGGACTGAAAGACATTTTGGTGTTTACATGCAAAATTCGGTCGTTCGCTCAGTAGATGAAGTTGTGTCCACATTGGATATGTCAACATCATCAGGTGCACCATTTAACATTAGGTTCCCGACTAAAAAGGAATTATTTTTGGAGGTGCCAGAAATGTCTTCTTGGTTAGAAGAAGATTGGGAAAGGTTGGCTAAAGACCCCGAGTACACATTTCTGTTTACCAGCTCTTTAAAAGAGGAAGTTAGACCACAAGAAAAGATCGATGAAAATAAAATCAGAACCTTTCTTGCTGGCGCAGTCGATGGTACAGTACATGGAAATCGATTGTTCGCAGATATGAATGAGAAAATGAATGCCTCTCATCTAAAAAGTTCCTCAGGTGTTGGAATGTCCCCTTACAAAGGTAACTGGGACCGACTATACAGGAAACTTAATATTTTTAGAAAAGGTTACGCTTTAGACGAATCGGAATATGACTCATCTCTCAGAGCCTACTTGATGTGGGGTTGTGCGCTCCTTCGTTGGAAGATGTTGCGCCCTGAAGATCAAACTCAGGAAAACATGCAGAGACTAAAGACTTATTATAGAAATTTAGTAAATTCACTAGTTGTTACAGCCGAAGGGGTTTTAGTATTTAAATTAACAGGGAATCCGTCAGGATCCGTTAATACTATTAATGATAACACACTTATATTATACACACTCCTCGCTTATGCCTGGATTAGATTGTGCGGTGAAAATCCGAATTATAGTGAATTTGAAAACAATACCTCCAAAGTTTAGTTGGAGATGATAATACCTGGACTGTATCTGATTGGGCACACGATTTCTTTAATGGAAGAAACGTGATTAATGAGTGGACTCAAATAGGAGTAACCACCACCACAGATTCTCTCGACCCGAGACCAGCATGTGAACTTGATTTCTTGTCAGCTCACACTATTTTCTATATGGATCAAGCCGTTCCAGTTTATGACCGTACAAAGCTAATGACATCATTGTTATATGCTCCTACAGTACATCATACTCCTGCAGTTACTTTGACACGTACTGCTGCGCTCCTAACTGTTGGTTGGACAGACACTCAGTTTAGGAAATTTGCTAGAGAACTAATTGAATGGTTACTCTATAAATATGATAATGTCTGCGCGGAAGACGCAGAATGGATACAAGCTAAATCAGGCATTTTATCAGATGCACGCTTGTCACAACTCTTCTTAGGAAGAACAGTTATGTATGCCCAAAGCATACAATATTCAGAAGTACAAGAAAGATCAAAACCGCTGAATAAAACAAGTATGTCACAAATGATACTTGTTAAGAAAAGCCAACCTAAACGTGGGGGAGGCGCGAAAGCTACACGTAAGACTAGAGCTCGAAGAGCTCAAGCACAACAAGTCAAAGTTGTGCTACCAAAGACTCAAGTCTTTGGAAATCGTCCTCGGCGCAGGAATGGTACCCGACAAGGTCGGAGAAATGGGGGAGGACGCGATTACACTGGACAAGGTGGATCGAGAGGAAAGAGAGGAGGACTCTCTAGAACCCACATCTTAGAAGAAGATGAATATATCGGTGAAGTAACAGTAGCCGGTCAACCAAATTTCAATGTTGAAGTTTACCCAGTAAACATTGGACAAGCTAAAACGTTTCCTTGG